GAAGCTAGACAAGAAGCTAGACAAGAAGCTAGACAAGAAGCTAGACAAGAAGCTAGACAAGAAGCTAGACAAGAAGCTAGACAAGAAGCTAGACAAGAAGCTAGACAAGAAGCTAGACAAGAAGCTAGACAAGAAGCCTTAGCTCAGCCCCAAGCACAGGAAGAAATGGCGGGTGTTAGGGAAGAAGAAACGGTTTCAGAGCCTATCCAAAAATCAGAAGAGGAATTATTATATAAACTTGCTGGTGAATTTGAAGATGAAGACGAAGAAGACGAAGAAGAGGATGACGAGGATAAAAAGAAAAAAAAACTAAGAAAACTAAGAAAACGAAGAGAAATATTGAAGATTGTTTTGGAAAATTATTTAGATAAACAGAGAGCCAGAGAAAAATATATGAGAGGTAGGTAAAACTTATAACGCCTAGCGAAAAGGTGTTTCTGTATAAAGCGATACAATAAAATTAAAAATTATAAAGTAATAGTTCTGATTGTTCGCGTTCGGTTAGTTTTTTTTGGCCGTGGTATTTGTAAGCAAATTTTTGGTCAATTAACCAATCGCCTATATTAATGTCATTTAAAAATACGTCAGCAAGTATGCGGCCGTATTTTTCAGTGGAAACGTTTTTAAGGTGTACTTTTTTGCCGAGTATTTTTTCAGAAAGTTCTTCTTTGCCGTGTAGAGCAAGTTCTGCGAGATCTGGGTTTTTGGATTTAAGTTCGGGTGCATCGATGCCGTTTATTCTGACAGACCATCTGTAAAGAGGAGAATTGTTGTAAGGTAGTTTAGAAGCGATGGTTATTGTATCAGCGTCGTAAACTTTGACGACAAAGCCTTCATTTATGGGGGGTTTCCAAGGTATGGTATCTTTTAGGAGAGGTACATTGTATTTTTTATTTGTAAAGCAGCAGAAGGAGCGATGTAAAAATTTAAGCATTATTGAAGTAAATAAGTGGGTAATCTTTAAAATTAGTTTAACGAGTATAATCTTTCAATTTCTTCGTTTATTTCTGAGTCTTTATCTGGATCGGAGCATTTTATGTATAAAACGGCCAAGCTGGATAATAGGAGCCAATAGCATAGAAGATATCCAAAATATTCGATCATAAATAAGTTGAAGAAGTTAAGTTTTTAATTTTAAATTATTTTATAATAATAAATGGAATACAAGAGGTTAAAAACGCGAAGTTTGACGGCAAAACTTTACAAAGCAGGAAATAAGATAGGCGCTAAAGAAATAAAAAAGGAATTGATGTGGTGCCACGAAAACCTGGCGTTTTCAACGTATTCGTATTGCAGAAAAGCGAATAAAAAAAAATTGTCATCAAAACAAATAATAAATAAAACGAACACGGGAAATTGTATAGGGTTAAGTTACGGGTTAAAGAATAGATTAAAGAAAAAATACGGGGCGAATAGCTATCTTGTACCAGCAACAGTGCCAGATTCTTTCAAAAAGCCTGGCTATTTAGAATTAAGTCACGTGGCGTTGTTAATACCGGGGTCAAAACCGTGGATATTTTACATAGCGGATCCAGCATTTTATTTTATCAAACCGATAAAAGTTAATTTAAGAAAGTGGTCCGTTCCAGGAACGTGTAAAATGTCAAACATATACAGCTCAAATATGGAAAATAACATCGAACACTTTTATACTAGATTAAATGTCTTAGAAGAGGATTTGGATCTGAATAAATACCAAAAAATTAAAAAGAACACAGTTGTAGTAAATTGTTCAAGTTACGTAGGGTGGGAGCTTATAACAAACTCTAAAAGTAATTACAGAGGGACAGATCCGAACTTAAGTTGGGAATATATGGTTACGGAAATACTGAATCCGGACGAAGCTATAACGAGTTTTTTTATGAATTATTGGAAAAAAAGGCCGTTTATAACGAGAACAGAGGTAAAATACGGTAAAGTGTATTGTAGAGCGTCTATACATTGCCGCGAAAATAACAACATAACAATTAAAGCTTATAACATACCTTTCTACGATGGATTAGAAAGAGATCTTACAAAAGAGGAAATAAAAAAGTGGGTTAAGATATTTGACATGAAGTTTTTCACCGAGAAAAGTTGGAGAGATTATCTGTTAAGAAATGGTCGTTGTATTTATTGATGTAACAAGTTTCGAATCTGAATATATCTGTTTCAATAATGGTTTTAATGTAATCAATGGTTTTGGTTGATATTTTTTTTTTGTTATTTAAGAGAAGAACTATCAAATCGTCGACTGTTGCTTGAAAGTTCATATTATCTGGGACAGGCGGTGGTATTAAAGGGGAGATATGTTGAGGAGAAACTGGTAAAAATTTAGGTTCTAAGTCCATTTACAATAAGACAAGATTATTAAAATAAAAAAACAACATAAAATAAAGCATCATAAACATGTCGTGCAATTGCTCGTGATCTCTGACTTGGTTAGCCATTAGAAGACTGTTAAACAAAGATACGAAGCATCTTATAGAGTGTTTAGAATTGTTGCAATGCAATTTATTGCTCAAAACGATGGTGTTTATTAGGTGTTCTTCAAGCATTATAACATAATAAAGCTTTTTTTAAATACAATTAAATAAAAGAAGTTATATGCCCTATGACATCCATGTTAAGCTGAGGTTTGAATTCACTTTCCCTCAAATAAACGTGCAACAATTTCCTAGAAGATAACCTGATATAATCGCTCACAACCTTTCTGCCCCAAAACACGTATGTTTCGCGACGTGCATTTTTAATCATCTCCAGATACTGAATCTCGCTTTCGGCTAAGAGCCGATAATTATTAGGATTCAACCCTCTGTGAAGAAACATATCGAAGACTCTCGTGGCAAATAGCTCGCTGTGAAAATGGTACCGTTCAATGTAAGGCAGTATAATTTCGGAATTAATTTCCGCGCCTCTGTCGCATAAAATTCTTAACATCTTAAGCATACGCGAGGCGTGACGTTCCCAATAATCAGTGCTTAAGTCGGATTTAATAATCTTATTTGGAATAGAGAGAGCGCAAGTGAGCGGAGTCAAATCTTGCCACTTGACGTTAATCAGTAACGGTTCCTTTTTGAGCATATTTTTAACGGATCTGTGATCAAATGCTCTGATGCGTCCCCAAAAAGTAGTTCCCGGTTCTCTCGGGATGAACCTTCCAGCTAGAGAAGGAGGTCTGTCCCGTATAAAATTGTCCCTGTTCTCTATATATTCGGTGAGAGGGTGTCGGGTTTCGGTTAGGTTGTATTTGCTTTGAGTTCCAGTTGAGTTAGTGTAATATAGTGTTGTAGCCATAATCTATTTATAAAAGATAATTTTAAATAGATTATATCTTCGTGACGTATTTTTTAAATAAGTTAAATCCGTCGTTGAACGGTTGTTTGCGCTTATTTATCCACAAACGAGAATCTGTGTATGCAGAATTATACCAACAATATTAGCTGTCAGGATTCTTTATATGTTTATATTTCCGTATAAATATAAAAAGAACGAGAGATACTACTAGCTTTTACAGGATTTAAAAATAAAACAATGAACAATAATAAAACACCCCGTAAAATGCAACAGCACCCCCAAATAGAATTGCTGAAAAAAATACCACAAACCGAACAAAAAAGCAAAGCTTGGCTGGAACAACGAAAACAATACTTGACAAGTTCTGACGCAGGAACAGCATTGGGTCTGAACCATTACCAAAAACCAGTAGAGCTATTATTTTCTAAGTGCGGAGCGGGTAAGCCTTTCACGGGAAACGTCGCTACGAGATACGGGGAGAAATACGAAGACGAAGCGGTGGAGATGTATTGCAATGCGTTTGGAATGATACAGAACGAGTTTGGGTTGATTCCGTTCACGGCGGTGTCTCGCGATAGAGATGAGCTTTTTATACCAGGTTCTGAGGTTTTGGCGGGGAGTCCAGATGGGATCGCGGTTTCTTGCGAAAACCCGTATTCTTGCGATCCGGTATTGTTGGAGGTAAAATGTCCGTATAAAAGGAAGATAGTTATTGGTAAGTGTCCGGATCAATATTATCCGCAAGTCCAGTTGAATATGTATATTTGTAATTTAAGCAAGGGTGATTTTATAGAGTATAAACCGGCTAAATCCATAGAGAACATAGAATTGAACGTGGTTCATTTTGAAAGAAATGACGAATGGCTAAAGGAAAACGTACCGAAACTAAAGGAATTTTGGGATCTCGTTCTTCATTACAGGAATGTGGGTATTGAAAAGCACCCGGAGTATTGTAAATACGCCTGGACCGAAGAAAAACAAAAGCTTGCAGATATGAAGGTCTCAACGGCGAGACAACCGTGTTGTTTTAGCGACGACGAAAATTAACTCAAAGAAATAGATCTTCAGGAAATATCTAAACCAGCTATGGGTATTAAAAATTTTATGAACAACGTTAAGAGGTACTGTTCTAGTGAAATTTACGAGAATTGCATAACTCTAGAGGAATTGCCGAGACCTGTTGGTAAAAGTAGTACAATAGTAGCAATTGATACTACAATTTTATTGTACAAGTACATACACGCGAGTTTGAAGACGGGTAAAGACATACATATTGTAGGTTTTATAAATAGAGTGGTATTCTATTTGAACAGCAAAACGCTTCCTGTTTTTATATTTGACGGGAAGCCGCCTCAAGAAAAAACGGAGGTGTTGAAGGAGAGAAAAGAGATAAAGGTTCGCACGGAAACGCAGATTGAAAGTTTGGAGAAAAAGTTAGAAGATATGGAAGATGGAGAAGAGAAGGATGAAATTAAAAATCAGATAAGTGGTCTTCGGCAAAATTTAGTTTATGTTAAGAAGGAGCATTTTGACGACGTCCGTGCAATTTTAAGATTTTTAGGAGTTCTATATTTTGATCCCGGAGAGTTTAACTTGGAGGGAGAAGCTGAGCATATCTGCGCTACTATGCAGAAAAAGGGCATAGTAGATCACGTTGTAAGTGATGACACGGATGCGTTCGTTTTTGGAGCGACATCTGTTATTAGAACTTCTAAAAAAGGATGCGTTCAGCATATATTTTTGGATAGTATTCTTCAAGGATTTAACATGTCTATGGGTGAATTTATTGATTTTGCGATATTATCTGGATGTGATTATTGCGGTACGATACCAAAAGTTGGCGGTGTTGGAGCTTATAATGCAATTGTAAAATATAAAAGTATCGAAAAGTGGCTTGAGAGTAAGCCATCTATTATAAATGAAGAATCTTCAGAGTATAAAGAGTTTCTGGTAAAATATCCAAGGGCACGTTTAATTTTTAAGAATAATTACGACGGAATAGAAGAATTCTGTTCCAAAAATACAATAGGTTTGGATCTCTTAAAGGAAAAAGAACTAGCAGCATTTCTAGAAAAAAGACATTGGAAAAAACAAACAATAAACACAACCCTCAAAAAAATAAAGGCAGCCAGATTAAAATATGCTTCTTGAAACATTTTCAAAATCCCAGGAAAAAAAAATCGAAGCTTTTATTAACAATTAACAAATATGCTTACTCGATCAGAATTTCGCCAACTATTCGGTCTCCCCAAAAAGCGCCGCGCCGCTTCCTCCACAAAGAAATCTACCACCGTTCGCAAGAATAAGAAGGTAGTACGCAAATCCGCAGCTGGAAAGAAAGTACTTCGCAAATCCGCCACCCCCAAAAAGATCGTCAAAAAGTCTGCGGTCGGTAAGAAAGTTTCCCGCAAATCCACCAGCACCAAAATCGGTCAAAAACTAATCGGCGGAAAAATCAGAACCCTCTACAAGAGCAAAACCGGCACCAAATACTACAAGAAGGTTGTCAACGGCAAGACCCGCAGAATGTACCTCGGCAAGCCCGTCCGCAAAATTTACAAAACCAAAACTGGCACCAAATACTACAAGAAGATTGTCAACGGCAAGACCCGCAGAATGTACCTCGGCAAGCCCGCCCGCAAGACCGCCCGCAAGACCGTCCGCAAGACCACCCGCAAGACCCGCAAAACTAACCCTCGTCGCCGCAACCTTTTCGGATACGTCGGTGGAAGCTCCAAGTGCATCACCGGCCTTATGGGCCCTTTCCCTCTAACCAAAGCCGGAGGTAGCGCCATGCCTGCCGCCGCGCCTGTTGTCGCGCCTGTTGCTGCTCCTGCCGCTCCTGCCGCGACCGCGGGTGCTGGTTCTTTCGGTAAAAAGCGCAAGTCTGCTCGCAAGACTGCCCGCAAGACTGTCCGCAAGACTTCCCGCAAGACTGTCCGCAAATCCTCTACTGGAAAGAAGGTTGCTCGCAAGCGGACTACCGCGACTCGGCGCAAGGCTCCGGTTCGGAGACGCACTCGTTTCGGATACGCGACAAACCCAACTTGTGTAGAGGCGACCATGGGTCCATACCCTCTAGGCGCCCCGAATGGTAGCGCGAACGTTGGTAAGGCCGCTCCTGCCGCTCCTGCCGCTCCTGCCGCTCCTGCCGCTCCTGCCGCGACCGCGGGTGCTGGTTCTTTCGGTAAAAAGCGCAAGGTTGTTCGCAAGACTGCTCGCAAATCTTCTACTGGAAAGAAGGTTGTTCGCAAGCGAGCCGCTGTAACTCGTCGTCGCAAGGTTGTCCGTAAGACCAGATTCGGTATGGCTCACGGTCGCCCATCATCTTTGGCTACTGGTCCTTACCCGTTTTGAATAATGAGTAAATGAAGTAAAATGAAGTAAAATGAAATAAAATGAAGTAAAATGAAATAAAATAAAATGAAATAAAAAACTGATGCGGCTTGAATAGTGAGGCCGAGTCAGTTTTTTATTATAATGGTTTTTATTCTATTAATTTCTTCGGGCCCGACAATATATCGGGTTTTTTATTTTTAATGGGGTATAATGCATCTACGTGAGATGGTGGCAGACCAGGTAAATCTAGGGAAGGTTTGTTGGAAGGTTCGTTGGAAGGTTCGTTATCTGGGACCTGTGGATTTGTAAAGTGTTCTTCGTCGTTTA